TATTTCCTGAAGTTTCTTTTCAAATGGTATGGCAGCTTGTTTTGCGTTGTCGATAGCAGTCTTCCATTCAGCCATTACTTGTTCAGATGTTTTACCCCCACCTGATGATCCACTTGGCATCGTTGGCATTTTACCTACAAATAATTCACCTCCTGATTCTGACCATCTCCTTCTATTCTCGCTTATGTAATCACCAATCTTTACAAAGATATCATACCACGCTCTAAGCCCACTAACGGCTTGCTTTCCGAACTCTTCACCTAAATTGCTAACTGACGTTGTAAACCTATCGAATATTTCTTTATTGTCTTCTGCAACATTACCTAATTGCTTCTGCTGTTTTTGAGAGTTCGCGATCACAATATCGAAAAGCTCAACTTGTTTTGCACCTGCCGATATTGCTTGATTAAAAAGCTCCATCTGCTCAGCAGTAATAAGGCCCATTTGCTTCAATGCTCGTGGCATTTTGGTTGATACGGAATCGATTATGGCATCAAAGGTTTCTGATATCGCTTTTCCGGTAATACGAGATGATGTTCTAGCCGCTTCAGCTAATGCGATCAACTGATCTCCGGTTAAATCAAGAGCCATACCTTTTATGGCTTTCTGCATTAACTGAGTGTCATCGATAGTTCCTCTTGTGACACGCTTCATGCTGTCAACAATACGGTCAGCGCTATCACCAACTGATCCAGCCATACGCTTGAATGATAGTTCTGTCTGCTCGGCAGTTAGTCCCATTTTAAGTAGTTGCCCAACCTGATGAGCGCCAAAGGCAATGCCGAACGCTCCTGCGAGAGATTTTGCAGCGGTAGCTATACTGGCAAATGACGCTTCTGTCCGCTTGGCAAATCCATCAATGGAGGTATTCGCTTTCGCCACATCGGCAGTTAATCGCGCTATATTAGCACCAATATCAACTAGCAACGCTGGCATTGCGTTTCCTTATCCTCTTAGGTTTCTTGGATGCTTTAGCTTGGAATAGATTCATGAGAGTGCCTTCCACTTCTTTTGGTTTCTGTTTCTTTTGTTGAGGAGTATTCATCTCTCGGAAGTAGGCACTCCATAAGGTGAGTTCGTGACTATCAATCGTACATAGCAACTGCCTGCGAGTCATCTTTAGTTCGTGGGCTAGGCTCATCACGAAATAATCCCAGCCCCGCAAACTCATTTTTTTTTGATCTCTTCTTGCTCCTCCTTGCTGATACCGTTTAACTCTTGGGCGATATCAAACAATTTGTTGAGAGGCTTTGCGGACTTTCCACTAAGAGCAAGCACATCCTTATCGGTGAATAACCGTTCCCCTTTGTCATTGACAATAACCCTGGCTAAGAGTTTAGCTCTGATGTTCTCACGGTCAAACTCGATCTTCTCACCGCTGCCCTTGTAAATACTGGCCTCGAAAGAATCGCGTTCCCCGCCTGTCATTGTCCTTACTCTGACAGTTCCGTCCCATTCGCTTACATCAACGTCCTTGAATGGTAAATCGTTAGCCTGTAAAATTTGATCCCTGTTCAATAGTCCCATACCTTCCTCCTTGTCTATACTACTATAATTGACCCTAGCGTTGAATCAAAATCTATGACCACTTTTTCCCCTGTTGAAATATCAATAACAGTTCCATAGTCCAACCATCCAACAAGATGCCCGGTTGCATCGTTGCTATTATAGACAAAAGGATATCTCCAATTGGCGATGGTCCCCGTTGCATTGGCCTCAATCGTAACATCGGCAAAAGTCAGGGTATATGTCGAGCCAACCAATGTCGCATTGGATATCGTTAAAGCAACGTCGGTTGCCCACCCTCCACCTGTCGCTATCGTAGTAATGCAAGCGATCTTATCCATTGTGGCTGATGGCGCAGTATTCGTTATCCTAACCTTGAACACATGAGTGCTCAAGTCATGCTTAGCCATTGCCAAATCGCGAGGCCAGCAATTGAATTTATTGAAAAGAGCCATGCCTTCCTCCTATCCTACGTTGCCGCAATCCAGTACACACCGGATGCAAGCGTAATGTTGATATCGGCTCTCACTACATTGTCAACAGCACCACTCAGGTTGAACCCGCTCACATATCCCTTGAACACAGCAGCAGATGGTTGATTTTGCGATGCAGTTGCGAAATCCGTAAACTTAATGTCAAACCACCGCTTAGTCCTTTCAACTTCATCAACCCTCAACCCGTCGTGGATCTCAACCGATGTTTCAGGATTGAAATAAAGAGATAGGGCGACGTTGCCAGGATCGTGCAAACCTATCATCTTCTCTTTGGCCGTGCTCTTAAGATGAGTTACATCTATTACGTTTGCAACCATATTGGGACCATTGAACGAATAGACTGCTCCAATCTCCTGCATCGTGTGGCCCTCAAGATTTATTGTCACGCCACTGGCCTGGTTAACTATTGGCTCATACAGAGTGATCTTAGTTGAGTCTGTTGCCGAAATTGTGTACACGCCCGTATTGAGACTAGCATCACTATATACGCGCATACCGACGACAAAATCAGCAAAGCCGGCTTGCCTATTCATAGTATTGTCCGCCTGGACAAAGCTGATCGTGTTTGTTGACAATATGCCAGTTGAGCCAACAACACTTGATTCTCTTCTGATTAAACATCCTTGGCTTTCAATTCCCATAGCTTCCCCTCCTTTCTGTTAGATTTAATCTCATCAGGTTGAGAAGCTGACGCCACCCGTAATCATAATCGAGATATCGGATTTCAAAACATTGTCAACCCCGCCGGTGATGTTAAGCCCGCTAACGTACCCCTTCATGCGGAACTGTTTAGCCGTCGCTGCTGATGAAAGTTCAAGTTGCAAGCTCCCCTTAGTCCGCGCAATAAAGCATTCTTTCAGGAGCTTCTGCCCTCCATCGTCACAGTCAAAATTGAGGTTCAGAGTGATAGATCCGCCATCATACAGGCCGATCATTTTTTCCTTGGCTGTTGATCGAAGGTTTGTTATGTCAATGACGTTGGCCGTCAAGTTAGGACCTGAAAACCCAATAACGCCACCAATAACATTGGTTGCCCCACTTGCGTTCGCAGTAGTCGTTGACCAATAAGCCATTATGCCCTGTGATTGTAATGCCATTTTTCATTACCTCCTATGTGACAGAAATAACTGCTACGGTTAATCCAGTATGCGTTGTGTAAGAAATAGTGACGCACCCGCTAGAATCGTTGTAAGCTCGATCATCGAAAAATCCACATAGCTTTTCTCCGTTCGCGGTTACATCGATTGTAATATTTGCAACAGCAAGCCCTTTGGGAACTGGCGAGAATCTAGACGTTACTGAAATAACGTTAGCAACGGCTACTGAATTTTTCACATATAGAATGGTATGGCCATTGTTCAAAAACTCATCGCTCAGCGAGCTTGATGCAGCCGTAAAACTTGCCAGTAATGACAGCGTAGAAAGATTTTGAACCGTAAATCTAGCCACTGCAACTCCTCAATCCCAAAAAGAGTAATCTTGAGAGACTAAATACAAATTAACATCGGGGTCATATCCATCAATATCGCTAACGAGAATTGCCTTGAAAGCTGTTGACGTATTGATTGAGTCGTGGACATCCTCGGCAAGCTCCTTAACTACATCATAAGCCGTACCCCAGCTATTTATCATGATATGGGGATTATACATGCCAAGATATCCAGCCAACCCATTCAATGGATTATTGCTTATCCTCTGGTATGTGATAGCCGGCAAAGTCGGATTCTGAGGCATCACAAGAGGATAAATTCTTGTGTTCACAATCCTTGCGATGGTTGTATCAGCCACCAAACATGCATATATTTTATTCTCAATCATAGCGTTTTAGAATCTCGGCTCCTTTGCTGCGGGTCAAAGGGAGGGAAGGCGCTCCCGCAGGGAGACAGCATCAGAGCCGAGCCGATTTAAAGCCTAACTTCTCACCTTCCCTGATGATGGCATCACCGAACCCTTGTTTCATCCTATCAATGATCATCATTTGAGCCCTAGCAAACGCTGGCTCTATGATATTTAATCCTTGCACTCGACCAGCCGTAGCCATGAATTTCCTTCTTGCCATGCTGCCAGATGGACGTTTTCCGATCATATGGCCAACATCGGCAATATATCCGTAATACGTAGGACCCCAATTACCCATGCCATAATGAGCTTCCCATTTATTACTTAACTTTTTTAGATATTTCGTTCCCCATTTCTGCTTTAGATACCCTGGTCCTCTTTTGCCAAGCCCATGCTTACGAGACGAAATATATTTCATGCCAGACCAAATGGCCCTAGTTGGAGCAGCTTTCCTGGCTTCAGCCCTAAAGACAAATGCGGCTTTAGCGACCCCTCGTCTAAGGACCTTGCTAGCTATCGCTTGAGGCAATTCCTTGAAAGCCGCCTTTACTTCCTCAAGCCCATGTATTTTTACTTCGATTTCCATCACTCAATCTTTCTCGTACACATGAGTTGAAGCTCTCGGTTACGCTCATCGATGTTTATCACGCTGTCTATATAATACTCATCTGCCCCATGTAGGATACGATATTTAGCTTTGACATCCGACCGATAGCGCATGACTACTCTGGCCTCTATCTCGGAGTTTACTTGCTTTGCTGCAAAAAACTCACGCCCTCTCAATGGCTCTATGCCAACCCATACCCCTGTAGCTACATTCGCCCATGCCACTTTAGGCTCCCCATATGTGTTCTGAGTTTCAACGGGTTGCTGAATGCTTACCTTATGTCTGAGCCGCCCTGCGTTCATGGATTTACCTCAATCAAAACGTAAGGATCGAGCAAACCGTCAACAAAGTCTCTATTTAATTCTTGAACTAAATGACCTACAATAGTCGGTTCCTTGAACTCATACATTTGAGCCACCCGCATTTTTATCCA